TGCTAGAATTGAATATTGGTAAAAGTCTAAGTGAGATAATCGATGATGAAGAATTGCGCAAGCGTGTTAGCAAAATGTACATCGATGGAAAACTAAAGCATTGCATTCTTAAGGATTTCACAACGATAAGCAAGCGTTTGTCTTGCGTTAATTCAGGTAGTCAAAAGCTCAAAATATGCTATAGTGTAGAGAGCTTAAAACCAAGCAAAATAGAGCTAGGTTGTGTAAAGCATCTAAATTATGATACTATTTCTATTTGCAGACATCCTGAAAGTGGAGGAATAATGACTGCTAGAATTGGTCACAAAATGGTAAGCGTCTCAAAGCTCATCGAAAATGAATGTATGACAGAAGAAGAGTTTATACACTATATCTTTGGGTCGTCAGATAAAAACATTTTTAATGGCATAATTGTGTATATGCGTGATGATTTTTTCTACTTCTAGAATAATTACTTAGTAGTAGATATAATAGTTTATATAATATAAGATAAAAATAAATATTATACTAGTAATATATGGCATCGATTAATAAAGCTATAATACTTGGGTATGTTGGTGATGAACCAAAAATTACCACAACGCCAGCAGGCAAAAAGGTTGCAAATTTAGCCATTGCTACAACTGAAAAAGGCTACACTTCACAAAGCGGTGTTGCCTATCCCGATAAAACAGAATGGCATAATATCACAATTTGGCAAAAGCAAGCTGAATTTGCCGAGAAGTTCATAAAAAAAGGAAGTCTAGTCTACGTTGAGGGCAAAATAAAAACCCGCTCATATACCAAAGATAACATCACTAGATATGCTACAGAGATAGAAGCTGAAACACTTCAATTACTCGATAGAAAGGTGGAGAGTAATGCAAATAATACCAACATTGCAAGTGCTCAAGGGAACAAAAACGATGTACCATTTTAAGCTAAAAATAAAATGACACACGAAGAAGACCAAATACAAATAGCTTGCGTGAATTGGTTTAACTTACAATACCCAAAGCTAGCCTTACTTCTTCACCATTCACCAAATGGAGGAAAAAGGACAAGATTTGAAGCTATTCAGTTTAAAAGAATGGGTACAAGAGCTGGTTTTCCTGACTTAATTTTGTGCTTTCCATCAAAAGACTACCACGCACTATTTGTTGAGCTTAAAACAGAAAAAGGAAGACAGCAGCCATCACAAATAATGATGCAAAGAGCATTAGAGTGGGCAGGCTATAAATATGTGATTTGCCGTTCATTAGACGATTTTATGAAAGAAGTTCAGAGTTATTTCTGTTAAAAAATATTACAATATAGGAGAAGAGTGCTTTCAAAGTGCTCTTTTCTTATTTTTGCATAATATGTAATATTTATAACATGAAAGACACAAACTTTACAAAGATAATAATACTACCATTAGATGAGATAGAAGTCAATAAGGGACAATTAGAGGGACTTCCATCAAACCCACGAAGCATAACACGTGAGAAGATGGAATTACTTAAAAACAATATCACAGATTATCCCGAAATGCTCTCTTTACGTAGCTTGCTTATTTACCCTATAGACGATAGCAAATACATCCTCATCGGTGGAAATATGCGCTACAGAGCTTTAAAAGAATTGGGCTACACAGAAGCACCTTGCATAATTATACCCAAAGAGACGTCAATTGAACAACTCAAAGCTTACACTATTATTGACAACAACGGCTTTGGCAAATGGAGTTGGGATATGCTCGCAAATGAATGGGATGAGCTTCAACTTGTAGAGTGGGGTGTCGACTTGCCGATAATTCCAACAGGTGAAGAGCCTAATACCAACGGAGAAATAGGCGATGAGAATAATGATACTGAAAAACTCACTTTCACACTAGCTAAAGAACAAGCAGCGTTCATCAAAGCTCAACTTAAGATTGCTCAATATGGCGATAGCGATACATTTGGCAATACCAATGATAGCGGAAATGCCTTATACTCAATCGTTAAGCAATGGGCAGAAGTAGTTTAGACAATACCTAAAATTCCAAAAACACAATAAAAAGCAATGACTAAATTTAACAAAACGATAACAAAAGAGTGTGCAGATTGGGTAGAAGTACACGGCTTGATAGATTATGGAGGTGCTATGCTTAAAGACTTCTGTAAGCGTTTTTCAATTGACTATAAGACATTCTACCATTGGATGGAGAAGCCCGACTTTAAGAAAGCAGTAACAGAAGCCAAAGAGACGTTTAAAAAGCGTCTATCGCACGACCTTTCAGTGTCGCTTGCAGAAGTGGCAAAAGGTTATTCGAGAGAGGAAACAGAGACCGAATATGTCCCAAATCCTAAAGATGCAAGTAAACCTGTAATAAAGAAGTTCAAGAAAAAGACAGTTTACTATCAACCAAATGTAGCAGCTGCTATCTTCTTGCTTACTAATATCGACCCCGACAACTACCAAAATAAACAGCGTACAGATGTCGCAGTTAAGAAGTTAGAGGAGAAAGAAGAGATGAGCAAAGAAGAGATAGACAAAGAGATTGAAAGACTAGATAAATTGATTTCTCAAGAGTAAACTCATGGCAGGAAGAGGAAAAGACACAACGGAAATTAAGCGAAAATTAATGGAGCTAAAGAAGCAACGACTAAAACTTGAAGCACCATTAACTTTTTCGTGCTTTCTTGGCTATTCCAATTCAAAATATGAGCTTAAATGGTTTCACAAAGTCATTGCTGACTACTGCCAAATGCTTTTGGAGGGTAAGATTAAAAACCTTATGGTGTTCGTCCCCCCACAGCATGGTAAAAGTGAGATTATTTCACGTAATTTCCCAGCGTGGGCATTGGGTAAAAACCCTAACTTAAAGATAGTAGGTAGCTCTTACTCTGCAGATCTAGCAGAGCAATTCTCAAGAGCAATTCAGCGAACGATTGATACCAAAGAATACCAAGCTATATTTCCAAATACCTATCTCAATGGCTCGAACGTGAGAACCGATGTAAAAGGCTACTTGAGAAACGTTGATATTTTCGAGATTGTCAATCATAAAGGCTTTTACAAGGCTGTCGGTGTTGGTGGATCTTTAACAGGTACACCTGTCGACATTGCAATTATCGATGACCCTGTAAAGGATGCGTCAGAAGCCAACTCTACAACCTATCGTCAAAGAGTGTGGGATTGGTATAACACCGTGCTCACGACACGTTTACACAACGATTCCAAGCAGTTATTTATCATGACGAGATGGCATGAAGATGATTTAGCAGGTAGGATTTTGAAAGCTGAACCGCAAGAGTGGACGGTGCTATCAATACCCGCTATATGCGAAGAAGACCACGATGGAGAGATTAAATCTCCTAGAAAGGTAGGCGAGGCTCTGTGGGAAGAAAGACACTCTTTAGCAAAGCTGACAAAGCAAAAAGGGCGTGCACCCCGTGAGTTCTCTGCACTTTACCAGCAACACCCAACAATAGTAGGCGGTAACATCGTCAAGAGCAATTGGTTTGCGAGAATTTCAATGAATGAATTCATACGCTTACATCATTCAGAACCTGTAATATTCTTCATGGACACAGCTTATACCGAGAAGAGCAACAATGACCCTACGGGCATCATTGCAACGTGTAAGATTGGAAATGATTTGTACATCATTCATGGTGAAAAGGTGAGAAAGGAATTCCCTGATTTAATCAGGTTTATTCCAAACTATGTGAAATCGCATGGCTATACCGCAAAAAGCACAATTAGGATAGAACCAAAGGCTAACGGTTTGTCAGTAATTCAGCAGCTCAAAGAAACAACAGGCTTAAATGTGACCAAAACACCGACACCAAAGGAAAGCAAAGAAACACGCCTTAATACAGCTTCACCAGCGGTTGAATGCGGAAGAGTTATCTTGGTCGATGGTGCGTGGAATACAGACTTTATAGACGAGGTTTGCGGGTTTCCATCAAAGCCCCACGATGAGTACGTGGATATTCTTTGCTATGCTATTGATTATCACCTTAATAGCACGCATAAACCGATAGATTTAGAACGATTATCAAATATTGCATTTTAAAATAAATTATACACTATGACTTTTGAAGAAATAATCAATAACGCATCTTCACCAAGTGAGATTGTAGTTGCTTTGCAAGAAAAGAACATAAGCCTACCACAATGGCATGGTAAGGACGGCTTAAAGGCTGAATATGAGCCTAAAGAGCATCCTGTAATGAATAAGGCTATTTATCCTGACATTGTGAAAGATGGAGATGTTGAAAGAGTGACAAGAGTAACGTTTGACTTGCAACGTTTAGCGGTTAAGCGTATGACAGAGCTTTGTTGTGGAATTCCCGTTAAGCGTATTTATAAGCCTGAAAACGACAAGCAAAAAGAAGTAGCAGCACTTCTTGAAGCTATCTATCAACGCAACAGAATAGACAGCGTCAATATTGAGCGTCTAAATATGCTTTTTGCTAGCTGTGAAGTTGCAACACTTTGGTATGCAACAGACACACCAAACAACCATTATGGACGTCCAAGCGAGCTTAAATTGCGTTGTCGAAACTTCACGCCTATGAATGATGATGTTCTATTTCCTTTATTCGATGAATACGGAGATATGATTGCGATGTCAGTAGCCTATAGGCGCAAGGTTGGAAAGAAAACAGTAGATTTCTTTGATACTTACAGCGAAAAACGACACATGAAGTTCTCTAATGCAAACGGAGAGTGGGAGATAATAGAAGATGAAGAGATTACACTACTAAAGATACCAGCTGTGTATATGTATCGTTCAACGCCAATTTGGGAGGACACTTCTAAAATCGTTTATGAAATGGAATGGGCACTCTCACGCAATGGTAATTACTTGCGCAAGAACAGCAAGCCTTTGTTTGTGGTATCTTCTGATGAAGATGTATCGTATGGCGGTGAAAAAAGTAGCATCAAAGAGTTTAGAGCAGTGCTACAATTGCCTAAAGAAGCTACTGCAAGCTATGTTACATGGACGCAAGCAGTTGATAACTTGAAATTCTATATCAATGAGCTAAGAGCAATGTTTTTCACGCAGTTGCAACTACCCGATTGGTCGTATGAAAAGATGTCACAGCAAGCTCTTTCAGGTGAAAGCCGTAAGCAACTATTCATTGACGCTCAAATGAAAGTTAAAGACGAAAGCGGAAGAGTTTTAGAGTTCTTAGACCGAGAAACAAGCGTACTCAAAGCCTTTGCAAAGATTATTCTTGGTGAAGCCTATGCGCAAGACATTGATGCTCTAAAGGTGGAAAATAAAATCACCCCATTCTCTATTTCTGATAATCTCGAAAACGTGAACATGCTACTTGCTGCTAATGGTGGTAAAGCTATCATGTCACAGCGAGAGAGTATAGAGAACTTTGGTTATTCTGACGATGTCGACAGAACCTTTAAGGAAATCACAGAAGAGCAAGAGATAGATAGCTTCTCACTTGCTCAATAATGATGAACTAACACCAAGATAAAAGACAATGCCCAAGCCAAAAGACAAACACGATGAACAGCATTTGAAAAATGTGCAGTTGTATCTCAAAAGAATTCAAGAACTTTATAAAATAGCATCCGATGAAGCAAGTAAAATCGGTTGCTCGATTAATGGTGTGGATAGCTCAAAGCCTTTCAATTTTGACGATTATCCGCAAACCCAAAAGAAGATGAACGCACTTCTATCTAAGTTCAAGAAGTCTCTTGAAGTATCTATCGTGAATGGAATTGACGCTGAATGGGCATTGTCAAACAGCAAAAATGATGAGATAGTAAATAAAGCTTTTGGAAGCAAGAAAGACAAGCTTACAGACGAGCAAAAGAAACGCTATTTCAATAACAATGAGGACGCAAAAGACGCCTTTATTGAGCGCAAACGCAATGGTTTAAGCCTTTCAGATAGCGTGTGGGATTTCACCAAACGCTTTAAGAGTGAAATAGAAATGGGTTTGGACTTAGGCATACGCAGTGGCAAATCCGCTGACCAAATGAGCCGTTCATTGAGAGATTATTTGCAGAATACTAATAAGCTCTTTAGACGCTATAAGGATGAACACGGCATTTTGCAACTTTCAAAGGCTGCTAACGCTTTCCATCCAGGACAAGGTGTTTATCGCTCATCGTACATGAATGCACGAAGATTGGCAGCAACAGAAACAAACATTGCCTATCGTACCGCAGACCATTTGCGATGGAAAGAAATGGACTTTGTTGTTGGCATTGAAATTCACTTATCAAATAACCATACTTGCAAAGGTCGTGACGGAAAACCGCATGATTTTCACGACATTTGCGATGAATTGCAAGGCAAATATCCAAAGGACTTCAAGTTTACAGGTTGGCATCCTCACTGCAGATGCTTTGCTACAACTATTTTAAAGACACCCGATGAGCTAAAGAGTGGTAAGCCAAGTAAGAGCGAGGTAAAAGAATTGCCAAGCAAGTTTAAAGAGTGGTACGAGAATAACAAAGAGCGTATCGACAAGGCTAAGTCATTGCCTTACTTCATTAAAGACAACTTCAAAGATGGTGAGTTTATAGGTCAAAAAACAACAGAAAACAGCCCAATTGAGAATAATCCAATTGAAAATAAACCCAAGAGGAATAAGCCACTCACAACTCTTGAAAAAGCTAAGACAAGACAATCTCAAAGAACAGAAGAGCAAATAGAGCATATCCACGATTTATGGAGAAGTAGAAGAATTGAAGCTTATAATGAAAAACGCATAGCTTTATTAAATAAGCTAACTTATAGGCATAAACGCACTTATCCAGCACTAGATAAACGCTATGAAAGAGTTAGAAAAGCCATATTTAATAAGTTGTCTATAAAAGAAACAGATGCTTTATTTAAAAAGTATGAGCGTGGCTTGGAGATACAAGAAAAATGGGATAAACTTGTTTGGGGAGGTTTTACCAAAGAGCAAATTGCAAATATGAGAGAAATAGAGAAAGATTTAGGTATACTGAAAGGCAGACCGATGAGTATAGAAAGCGCAGATATGCAAAGTGCAAACCCTAATTATTTTGAAAATTGGGCATATAGAATAAATTGTCAAACTTGCGTCCCAGCTTACATGTTGCGATTGCGAGGATTTAACATATATGCACGTGGATATGCTTTTGATTCATTATCTGCATGGATAGCTAAACAACATAGCTTTGATATTTGGGAAAACCAAAATGGGGGAAGCTTAAAACCTAGTATTACACTAGAATGGATGAATAACAAAGGTTACGAGGAAATGTCCCCAAATCACTATAAGGAATATTTTGAGGAAGCTTGTAGCGAAGTTGGAGTGTATGTATTAACCATTGGTTGGGAAAGTGGTGGAGGGCACGCTACAATATTACAACGATTAAAAAATGGAAAATTAGTATACATAGAGCCACAACTATATTCAGGAAAGGTTATGAGAGATATAATGGAACTTGCAAAAGACGGTAGCAAAAGACCTCATGAAAAAAGAGGAATAGCAAGGATAGATGATAAGTTGTTTAAGAAGAAATTCGTATCAATTTTTGGATATTAACCTTAATACTTTTAAAGCGTCGAAGCCTACAAATTCCTCGACCTTATTGTTATTTTTATTATATAGGAGTATACATGGGAAACCTGTTTCTGCATCCTTTATGAATGCGTGATAAGCATCATTTCCTTTGTATTCTCCTATTTTTTTTATACCACCATTGGGATGGTTTACGAAAAACATAGCTTTTTCTACAACTGCTTGTGGAATATTCATAGTTGATATATTTATAAGTGTTTATTTTATTCTTTTATCTACTCTTCATCGTCTCTCTTGCTGTTATCTTCATCTCTAACTATCTTAGTTAAATCCTTATCGAAGTAATATACACGATGGCTTATAACTTTGTGCCCTTCAGGATTATTTGCTCTAAAGGTATGTTCAAGTTTCCAACCTATAAACTTAGGGACAAAAAGTGAATCTAGCTCTTGGTGTCTTTTTTCATACTTCTTCAAACTATCCAAAAGAGTTTCTGCTTCTTGTATATAACTACTTTGTGTATCGTATAAACCTAGCTCCTCATAGGTTTCTGCATTATTGAGAGCCGATGTGCATTTCCTACTGTATTTTTCTTCCCAAAACACCACTTCCTTGTACTCTTCGAGGTCTTCAACTTTGGAAAAAGCAGAATCCAAAGTGCCAAACTCTACACTCTCATAGCTATTCATATCATGCAATGATGTCTCAAGTTGCTTTTTAACGAGGTTTTCAGCCTGTTTTTGTGGGTTTTGTGTGCAACTTGTAATTGCAAACATCAAGCCAATAAGTGATAGGGTTGCTAGTAGGTTTACTTTCATCGGTTTTTAATCTTAATTATTAGTGAATAAAAATGCAACTTACACATAGTGTAAAGTCTTTGTTGCAAATATAGTGCTTTTCTGTAAATAATTCACTTAAAAGAGGGATTTATTTGCTCTGACGGAGCATAATTTGTCCCTAAATTGTTAAAAATAACAAAATTCAGAGCTTAGAAAAAACACAATTCCTTTAATATCTAATTTTGGGTATTCTATAGAACAAAAAAACAAGAAAAATGAAAAAAGAACTTTTAGCAGCGTTGAAAGCCAAGTTTGAGGGGGTCAACGAAAGCATTTTAAGTAGGATTGCAGACAAACTAGCCAAGACTACAACTAAAGAAGAAGATGTTGCAACCGCAGTTTCGGGGGTGACAATTCAACAAATCATCGAGGGTTATGGCGATAGTCGAGCAACAGAAGCTCAACAATCTGCTGTACGCAACTATGAGGAAAAGTATGGTTTAAAGGATGGTGAAAAGCTACAAGAGCCTAAGCCAAAGCCACAAGAGGAAACAATGCCTGAATGGGCAAAACAGCTTGTAGCAGAGAATAAAACACTCTCTGAACGCTTAGGTAAAATGGATGGTGAAAGAATTACAGCAGAAAGAAAGCAAAAACTATCTGCAGTGTTCAAGAAATTGCCTGAAAACCTTAGAAAACCATATGAACGTATGTCGGTTGATAAGCTTTCTGATGAAGAGTTTACGACTCTTGTTGGAGAAATCACAGCAGAGGTAGACGAAATCGCATCGTCTGTGAAGTCTAAAGGTGCTGTTTTTGG